TTTATTTTGCGATTGGGTAAACAGAAACTTGTTTAATGACCACTATCTAACATTTTTAGAAATAGGGTTAAAAGCCTTATTAATTCAAGGTTTACATGACGAAATAGTTATAAAAAAATGTAATGTTTATAAAATGTGGGTATCATTTTGGGTATCAATCGCACTGAAAAATTTATAGGAAAAGATCTTTTATTTTTTTTAAAAAAGTTAATAAAACCTCTTGACTTTATGTAACTTTAGTTGTATAATTAATACATAAGGTTAAGGAGGAAACCTTAGACAAGGAAACTAAAGAAAGGAAAAATAAATGTTAAGGCGAAGAAAAAAGCCAATCAAAGCTAAGACGAATAAGCTAGTGGTCAAAATAAACTTGTTCATTATTAGCATTGAGTGGCACATCGAATTCGGATAGTGAACGATCACTATCCGCCCCTTGTGGGGGCTTGCTTTAATTATAACAGGTATCGTGATGAAAGTAAAATTTAAAGTAAGAAAAACCACAGCTAGTGAAAAACTTGAGTTTGTTTTAGGTTTTTTGTTGATCATAATAATCATTTGGTTTTTTGCGAGGTAAATATGTTAGTTGATATCAATGCTATTAAATGGCTACTAGAAAATGCCACAGCCTATTCTATTAGTAAAAATTGTGGATTATCCACCCAAGCTGTAGACAAATATAAGAACGGTATCTCTGATATTATGAATATGCGTTTGAAACACGCAATTAAAATGACAGAATACGCCAATCAGTTTAAAAAAGAAAAGTGATGCTTATACAATCATCACTTTTTTGATACAAAAATACTTATTTATACCAAAATTTTATTATGATTGCCGTTATAACGGACAAAATAAAAAATGTCTGTTTTAACGGCAAACAAAAAAAGCCCCTCCCAAAATGGAGGGGTAGATTTATGAATTTAGGGGGTGTTTCCTTTCGTTAAGATTAAGAAAATGACCCGAAATCTGTGATCCGTTGACCATTCTCTGATTGACCGACTGCCACATAACGACGATTTCCAGACGCTCCGATGTACGTGATCCAGATATATCCATCGTTATCTAACCAACCGTCGTAGTTGATTTCTTGGCCAGCAGTATAGACTGCTACAATTTCACCAGCAAGCCCTGCAGAAGCCCGTACATTGAGCGCAGATACTTCCACGGTAAATGTTCCAGCCTCCTCATTAAAGGTGCTAGAATTGACTGTGAGAGGCTCAGCTGGAGCAATAGGTGTTACTTCTGCTGGCTGATCATCTACAGGGAAGTAAAACCAACCTACAATACCGTCAAAATTGCGAGTGTTGTAGCGTGCTGGGCCACCGACATATAAGCTATCAGCGTTGCCGTCAATATTCTGCTCAATGGTTCGCATGGTGTAGCCGTCTGAGTCTTCAATAACTAGCCCAGTGTGTCCATATGGATGTCCTGCAATGTAAGTCGTATCTTGGACGAATGCTGCACCAGCACGAGGAGCAGACGATACATCACCTACGACATTTTCGACAACCTCAAAACCAGCATCTCTAGCTGAGTTGAGTAGGTCAATAGCATTTCCCCAAAGTGATTTACCAAAAAAAGTAATGGATAAATCATTTACTTCGTCTACGCATTGTGTTCCGTAGCATCCGTCAGCGTCAGCACCAACTCCAGCGTCAGCATTTGCTTTTACATGATTGATTAAGTCAATAGTTCTTACCATATTGTTTCTCCTTTAATTCAAAAGCCACTACCAAGAAATAGGCAGTGGCTAGTAAAAAGATTGTTGCTTTAAGAGTAGCCCTCTTAATCATTGTGTGGCTCATAATAGTTAAGAGCACGCTTGCTATCGCTTAGCCCTGTTGTAGTAGGGTCATTGACGACACCGACCAAAACAAAGACTGCGAAAAGCACATTGACGAATACCAAGATTTTATCAACAGTTTGACCAAACTCTAACTTGATGCCGAAAATATCAGCGAATGCTTGAAATAGCAATGCCAAAGCTGGCACAAGAGCAAGCCAAAAGTTCTTATTCTTCAAACGTACTGTCCAGTTGATTTTCATATTAATTCCTCACTTTCAATTTTACATATTGGTTGTACAATGCATCAATGTAGCCATTGCCACCCAAATTTTTATAGCTCTTATGCATTTTATGAATGATATCTGACTCATGGACTGTTGTGTATCCACGGTCAATAGCTGTTGAGATGTCACGCTCTAGCCTCAAATACATCGTGACCAGATGCGCTTCATCATGTACGGCCAATTTGTCATTCACTTCATCGATTTTTTTGTTGTTATCCTTGCCCACGGCTTGGACGGTCTCAACTGCTTGCTGGATCGTGCCCAGCTCGTCTTTCAACTCGTTAAACTGTTCTTTGTTTAGGTTAGCAGACTTGCTTGCCTTCATTCCAAACCAGCCTGTCGCTACCACTCCAATAGTCGGGGCAAGGTGTGCGATTAGATCTGATAAGCTCATCAACCACCAACCTTTCCATTAGACACTAGGTTGCGCCACTGGCTGAGTCTCAAGATCTCCAGATGGTTTGTTTTGCTTCTCTTCTTTTGGTACCTCCCAATTATAGATTGCAAGTTTACCATTTTGAAGTAGTGGTCCTTTCAAATCTTTGACTGTTTCCCCATTATAGGTGAAGTCATAGTTGACTTGTACAAGCACCCGTTTTCCTTCACTGAATTGTTCTGTGTGGTCAGGATCCACAAGCGTGAAGATGTCATGCTGTTTATAGGCTTTGCCTACTTGAGCAGGTTCCACAAGCTCAAGCGCCCGTTTGAAGAGAGTTGGATCAAGTGGGTTGTCTTGATTGGTCACAGCTACGAGCACTGACCAATCAGCAAGAGCTTTGTTATTTTGGATTTTCGTATCTTTCTTCTCATTCTCAAGAGTAAGCTCCTGGATTTTCTGAATAGCTACCTTGTTAGCTTCAACAGATTTGTCAAGCTCTTTCTTCAATGCGATAATAGCGCCCGATGGGTCCAATTCCATACGGACAATGTTCAAAACTGCTTCAACCAGTGTTGCATCACTTTCAGCCATTCGATTATTTGGCAAAGTCTCTTCGAAGACACGATATGGAGAATCTTGCTTGATTGCTACTTTGGTTGTGTTTGTAACTGCGTCAAATAATTTAAAATGTAATTTGTAGTCCATTAGTTAGCCACCTCATTCTTATTTTTAATTTCGTTAAAGAGATCCATCAAATCTTCATCCGATTTGAGAACAGAGATTAATTCATTGTATTGCTCTTGAACCTCTTCAAAATATGCCTTGTAATTTGCACTTTCAATAGTTTTATTGGCTAGTTGTACAGCCAATTCATTGATGATTTTGTCTTGTGTGTTCATAGTGTCCTTTCTATCTCGGCCCGATCGTTGTCCAATCGTAAGTGACACGGTTAACGGTCACATCGTGGAGTTGCCTGATATTTCGGTAAATGTCATTCAATATAGCTTTCAACCCGTAATTTCCATAGCTTGAAAGTATAATATCCTCGATATTCCAAATGACATTAGTAACCGTATCTATTGCGATTGATTTCGGATCTGTCGCATTGTACATAAACTCGACCATGTCACCATAAATGTTCACGGCTGTTGTATTATCGTTCGTGTTCCAAATTTGGATACCGGCACTTCCGTCATCCATTGCCACCCTCTTATTTGAGTTTGACATTAAGGCTGTGTATGTTCCGGGTTTATTTCCAATAGCACCTTCACCAAAAACAAGGTATTGGATAGGTTTGTTTCCGAACTGATTTCGAATACCAACCGCATTCTCGTTCATATCAATCCATCCCGTTTGTAAGTCAAAGTTTGTCGTTCCATTTAACGATGTAATTCTACCGCCTCTGACGCGCTCGCCAGTAATATCAATGGACTGGATTTGAGTGATTGTGGCTCTTTGAGTAAATAGCTCTTTGATAAATGCTTGGTTTGATACAAGTTTATTGATCATAGCAGAATCAACAAGCAATTTATCGGCAGTAACTGCGTTTGATGCAAGGATTTGAGTTGTGACAGATCCAGATTCAAAATTCCCTGTCTTCAATTTATCAACCATTGCGGACTTGATAACCGCTTTGTCAATCAGTGTTTGGCCGGTAATATGAGTTAGACGGCCATCAATTCGATTGTTACCGTCTGCAGCGATATTGATTCCATTGATGAGGTCCCCAGCACTATTAAGATTCTTAATAGCATACGAACCAGCAAGCTGACTTACCTGAGTCTGCGTAACAACATCTTGTGTAGAGGTGTTATCCGCAAACTTCTTAGGTGGTCTATCTCCACGGATGAGAGATACCTTCCCGATCGCTACAGTACCATTCTTCATCAACCAAAATTCAAGAGGAAATTCTCTTGATTTAGATGTAGTCTTGTTGATTGTCATAGTACCTGTGATAACCTGTGTGCCGGTTTTCGTAAAAGTCACTCGATCAGAAGCAATCACGCTGTTGTCATTCCACAATTCAATGCCAAGAGGTGCATCAGGCAATACATCCACCCATGCTTCAATTCGATAGCTGATTTTTTCGTCTTTGGTAAAACTTGATGTCGTAATTGGTAATGCAAAACCACGATAAACATTGTTAGTATTGCCTGAATTGGTAATGCGCAATAATTTTGTTGAGGCCTGCACTTCTAAAATATTAGCTTCGGGTTGTTTTTTCTTCCATTTGCTAAAATTCGTTGGATCGTAGACAAGATTAAAATCATCCAAGAAATTAGATACACGACTGACCAGGCCATCAGCAGTCTGGATAACTTGTGAAATAGCTTTGTCCTGATTTTGTAGCGTCTGCGTGTGGCTCTTAACTGTATCGACTACATCGTTAAATTCGACGATACTGACAATTTCTGAATTTGAAACATCATAATCTGTAGCACGATCACCTTTTTCAAGCTTCATCCCACAGATTTCAATGCTACCATTGCCATTCTGTCCAAATTGGATTGAGTTATAGGCAGCATCAGCCGTGAACGTGAATTGATATCGAACCCAATCTTTGTTTGAAATACTCTTGAACAAAACACGATTTCTGTCGTTGGTTGTCCATGAACGCATTATCAAATTAACGTTTTGACTCGTGCTATTGCTAGATACTCTGGCCCAACAAGACATTGTGTATTTCTCACCGACAACTAAGTTAATACCTTGTGAGATATCCTTATTCCCACCATTCGTATTTCCTACAACTCGAATACCCTTCTTAATAGCAGTATGTGGTGCACCTGTGAGTGCTATCACTTCAGTCTTACCATTACCGCCTGAGTTGTTCAGTCTCCAGGTACCTTCTAGGCCATTCCCGTCTGGAATAACTGAAGAATTTTGCAGAAGGTTATCATTACGAATAACGTCTCTTAGCTTATTTTCAACCCTGGAAATAGTCTGTTGAAATCCGTCAACCGATTTCTTGACGAGATTTTGGACTTGAACAGCATTTTGGAAGCCTTTGCCATCAATCAAGCGATCTACTTCCGTCCGTGATAACTTCTCAGTTATCTGACCAGCCTGCAGTTCTATTTGACTTTCGGTCAGCCGTAGTCTCTCAGTAATAGGATCAAGTTCCTGCTTAGTTGCAAGCAAATCAATCTTATCGCTTAGATTTCTTACCGTTGTAAAATTGTAATCAGCCAAACCTTTGACACTCAGAGCATACTCGATAGCCTTATTACCACTCCACGCTGCTCCTGCCGCTACCTGGTTCGCATTGTTAGCAAGTTCATTAATAGCTTGTATTCTCTCTTTCTGAGAGTCAATCTGTGTATTAAATGACCTATCAAAATCTGCAAATTTGCTATTGACAGAATCGGTCACTTCTTTCTTAAGCACCTCAGATCGTGCCTTAGCTTGTTCGAGACCGTCAGTGATTTCTTGTTCAAGCGCAGTGGCTTTCTTCAAGTATTCAGCGTTAGCATTATCAACTAATCTTTGGACCTTGGCCTCGTATTCAGCATCATGACTAGCAATTTTTTCTTTGACTACATCACCAACGATTTTGCCAATCGCACCACCTAACGAACGTGATATTTTACCAAATCCAATTTTCTTCAATTTTTTAGACATTGGACCGTAATTATAACTAGTAATCTTTTTTCGTATATCAACATTATAGAGTTCATAAAAGATTGATGCTGTATCAAAGAGTTTTACTGGTTGATCTTCATGGCCCAATACATCAATCTCTAAGCTCTCATCTGGCAAATCACACAGACTTGACTGGAAGTATTTCTTACCATACGCTTTTAAATCCTCGATGGTTTTAACATCCTGGTCTTGCACTTCCATATCATACTCGTAAATATGCTTATATTTATCTATAAGTGGACTATCTACAGTAGTCTCAAGGATTTGGCCCTTCTCTCCCTCTCCAGATGAGGTAATGACCTTACGGAAATGGATTCTTGTTTTAAGCGATTTAGTGGTAGTGGATTCTTTGTACTCAGAAAGGTTCTTCTTGTACATAAAAAGAGATTGATTCTCAATCCCCCCGTTTTTTAACAATCTCACTGAGTATTTATCTCTGACTAGATCACCGCCCCATTGGCCGACAATTGAGTGTTGACCTTTCAAGAGTGCATCAATTACTGACACATTCTTAATGTTTAGAGTATGTAATCCAGAGATATCAGAAAAAAAAGTAAAAGGGCATTCTCTTTTTAGCCCTTCTACTAGCTTACTCATCACAGTAAAACCATTCACTCGATCTACATTGATCTTGCGGATACTATATCCGTTTAGTAGCGTTGCTACTTGATTGGCGTATACCGTGATATATCCGTTTCCTTTTTGGATATCAATAATTACAAATTCTTGTTCACCTGACAAATCGTCTGCCAGTAAGTGAACTTCATTTTGTAGTAGGATCCATTTTCTATCACTAACAGGATACTTAAAGGTAAGTTGATAAGTATTATTTTCTTGCTGGAAGATATCGTCATCCGTACACAAATTAAGAGGGATATTCCCCTCTTTTAAATAAATCAAATGATATACCTCCAATTCCCTAGAATTTTGATTTTAGAAACATTACCAGATGTAGTTACGCCTATAACTCCTTTTGGCAGTTCAAAAAATGGCCCTCTTGTTCGCAAGGTATTCTTGAGTTGCCCATTCAATGTATAGACATTTTGTTTCCGTTGTCTACAATCAATTTTTGCCCCACCTGATAGATTTAATCCCATTGTCTGGTTGCCAATCGTTAGAGTTACTTCTCCTTGGCCCTCGACAGTAATGATAGGTTCTGAATAGATTGTACCGGGGTTAGTAATCGTGCCACGTCCTGTCAGTACGACTTCTTGGATATTTTTTGCATATCTGAAAGGATGTTGATACACCTTGATACTTACAATCCAGTTATTTTGCCCATGAAGTGAGATTTCTGAATCAAGTAAATCTGCATAGTAGATACTACCAGGCTGATAACTAAATTCCAATACGTTATCTTGCTTCTGGAATGCATTAATAATAGCTTGAGCGTCCTCATATCGTTTAACAAACAATTTGAAAGTACGCTCATAACCATCATAAGCACCATCTTCAATGTTGTACTGACCATTCATTCCAAACAGCTTCTTCTGCTCATCATATCGAGGGATAGCGCCTTTAATATCTCCAAAATCAGTCACTACACTATCTGATATAGTATTGGTGCTGAAACTATTGATAATCAGATAATTTACTGCCATTAGATCCCCTCTCTAGCCATGATTCGTCCTTGACGTTGATAGGCATTGATGGCTAATTTTTCTCCATCTAAGTAAGTATTAGAGTCTTTGTTTGATATCTTCTCAAGCCAAGTATCTAAACTTGATCTCAGAATCATCATCTCAGACACTATTCTAGACTC